AAGTGCCTAGCTCTGGGCTGCGAGCAATCTGCGATGCGTAATCCGCAGCCAACGAATTAAATTCGTCACGCTTTTCTGAGATAGGTGCGTCGCCTTCGATCAGTTGATCGACACGGCTGGTCAGCGCAGGCATTAGCTGACCAATCTCACGTTTTGTGCGGATGTCGTTTTTCATTTGCTCTAGTGCCATCCGCTGTTTCTCAAACTGCAACTCTTGTGATCGCAGTGCCATGATTTGGGACTGCATCTTCATCGTTTGTTCTCGCATCGGTGCGATGTTCTTCTGGTAGAAGCTCATACTACGATCAAACGAAGCTGCTCCGGTCAGCATAGGAAAGAACTGCTGGCGGAGCGGGGCGATGTCACTGTCAAAGTCGATAACCATTATCTCATGAGCTTAGGCAGTTTCACGATCTTAGGCTCTCTAGGACGATCTTAGACTTTCTAGGGTCCAATTCATTATCGTCAGACGAATCCAGATCCGAGATTTCTTTGTCCAGTATTTTGCTCATGTATCTTTCGTATTTACTCTGTAAATCTTGCTGCTTTTGCGCTTCACGACCCATCTGTATACGTCCAGCCATCTCCATAGCGCGATCTTCTGGTCGGCGAATGTTTGATTCCGATAGGCGTTGCATCTCAGAACCTAGTGCCATCTGGCCAGCTTGTGCGGCGTATCCTTCACGGCGGAGGCGGCGTGCCGCACGGCGCATAGCCCCAGATTGCGTTCCAATCTGTCGAGCTGGTTGCCTGAGTGAGCTACCACTACCCAACTGATAGCTGGGGTCTTGCATCGCTTTGAGGGTGCCAAGACCAGTCCCGAATTCACGTTGAGCCATGACGTTCTGGGCGGCTTCTTCAGGCGTCTTAGCTTCTTCAGGCGTCTTAGCTTCTGCGTTTGTTTCTGATGTCGTGATCTGCGGCGTATATTCTGAAGGCATGATCTGCTGCGTAAAATCAGCTTGAGCCTTTCTGGCTTCTTCCAATAATCGTTTACGCTCTGCGTCAGGAGTCGCTGCGTTGATACGCACCCGAGCGGACTCTGCTGCCGCAGCCGCGATTGGAGAAATTACGGGTAGTGGTAAAGCCATATGGACTGAAAACTACATGAAAAGAAGCGTAGTGTCAATGGTGGCGGGGGCGGGGGTCGAACCCGCGTTTCCGGCATATGAAACCGAAGTCGTGACCACTAGACCACCCCGCTATTACCAAAGGTGCTTACACGCCCAATATCTGGCGGTCGTCTTGTCTTTCGCTGTGTCGCAGTTATGGCGTGCGCGGAAGTTGGCTCGCCGCTTCGGGTTCTTGTGTTTCGTGAAATCACTGTAATCACGATGTCCATACGACACTTTCTTGATCTTGTCGCCCTCCTTACCCAGCACAACGAATTTTTTCTTGGACCCTTTCGGAGCGCGTTTCGGCTTGTTGAAACCCGCGAAGGACTCTCCATGATACTGGATACGACCAGAGGGTAAACGCTTAAACCGTGATGCCATGCGGAGAGATTATCGCGATTTCGTGAAAGTGTCAACGATACGGGCTTTGGTGCTGTAAGAACGGTTTTTCGGAAAAAAACTTTCCGCTAGAACCTTTGGTGCTGCAAAACGGTTTTACAGCACCAAAGACTTTAAAGAAAAGTTTTTCTTATAGGGGCAAAACCGTTTCACAGCACCAAAGATTTAAGCAATCAGTTGACACTCAGTGTTTTGCAGTGATTTTTGCAAATCTCCGATAGTGACTGGACGCTTGAAAACCCCACCTGAATCCTCTTTCGGTGGATCGATAGCGACCAACCCGAGCCTCTGACGCGCACAATCGAGCGCGAGAAATGCTGCGTCAGCGAGGTCAGGTGATCGACCGAATCGTGATTTGAAGTCCGGTTTGGACTCGATTTTGACTTTGAGAGATCCGGTTTTGATCATGTCGTAGTTGCGAGCGCACATCTCTTGGGCCAAGTCTGTATTCACATTGTAAATCTGTTTGGTCCTCATTAGCTCCTTTCCAACGAACCACAGCTCGCTCACACGATTTGTGTAGAGTTCTTCTCCGGTTAGCTGGCTGTTCATCGACACACGCTTGTCTGACGGTCTGCCGCCGAACGAGACCCTCATAAAGGAGTTGGACCACTCTCCGGCCAGAACGTCACAGAATGGTGCGCCTGCGCCCGTGGAGTCCACTGCCACGTTCTCTGGCGACACCTCACGCCTCTTACAGTGTTCGATGATCTGGTGGACGATCTGATACGTTCTGGGGACAGCCTTGTTTGTGGCGTCGTCATTTAGATGGATAGCCTCCCCGAACTGACAGACGTATTGGCCGTTCTTGGCGTAACCCACTTCTGCCGTAAATAAGATAGTCCGGTCACCACCGTTGGTGAAGGCGGGGTCAACTCCGGCGACGGTGGTCGGTTTGCTCGCCCACTCGACCTTACCCATCGAGCCGCTTTTAGAGAGTTCCGATTCGCTGTAGATGCCTGTCGTCTCGTCGCTATCGAAGAAGACAGCCCGAACCATTCGCATGTATCCGCGAGACTCTGGCCCCAGTAGCGCACGGTCTTCCTCCAGCTTCGCTGCCGTAGGCAGCCACGGATACTTTTCTTCGCCGGAAGTGATATTCGGACTCCTCTCACCGTCCAGACGCAAGTAGTGGCCGTTCCATTTTGTCCTCCACTCATCCGCCGTCTGTATATCAATAGAGTCCCAGCCGCTCTTCGGCTCACTCCATACCCCGAATGCGTCGAAACGGCTATTCGGGTTACTCATCCCAATCATCTGGAAAAACGGGTTCTTGGACAAGTTTGTCAGGCCAGCATTCAGAATGGCTTCTGAGAGTTCCGACAGCTCGTCACCAATCAGAATGACGCGCTTCTGCTTGATACCGATAAATTTACCGACAGCCTCTTTGGTCTTGCTCTTCTCCGCAGCAATGAGCGACAATCCCGCCCTCTCGATCAATGTCCCGCTAGCGTCCACGTAGGCCGCATTGCCGATTGAATCCCGTATCCTGATTGGTGCGCCCTCAATCACGGACAGCAATGACATTACACTACCCCAGATACGCTTACGGGCTTCACGCAACGTGGTGGAGGTCATCAGCACCAGCGTATCCTTTGGCTGCGAAAGCCATTGCAGGATACCCCACGCGGCCATCGTGTGAGATTTACCACTACTGGCACTGCCGCCGATTGCCAGATACTTGTGCTTGATTGCTTTACGGATCATCTGCTCCGCCCACGGATGCCGGATCATCATCGGCTCCGGCAGATCTTCGTGATTCCAGATTTCGTCACACAACCTCCAGAAGTAGTATTCTCTAGCGTTGGCCTTCGGGTGATGTGCGAAACCATACAGAAGCGCGGTCAATAAACTTGTCGGAGCGATTTCAAGACCACCGACATCCATCATTTTGCTTACTGGGTGAATTCTCGGCTCAAGAACTTTCTTGCGTTTTTCGGCAGCATTTGACATCCTGTCTTCAAGCTAATGGACTTTGAACCAGAAGACAAGAGTAAGTATGATGAGCAGATTCGCGTTAACCCACGGTTAAAGCCTGCACTAAAACTGCTCCAGAAAGGACACGCCAACACATCCATCGCCAAAGAACTCGGCGTCCATCCGGTAACAGTGCGGAGTTGGTTCCGGAAAGCCACGCTGCCCGCCAGACGCTACGCGCCTCATATCGAGGCCGACCGCAAAGCCGCTGAAGACGCGGAGAAACGGGTAATGGAGGGCGCAGACGCTGAAGAGATTCTGGAGTCCTACACCGCAAGTGCGGCGGCGGAATTGCGGCGTAATGCGTCGGAGCGGGAAGACGAGATCATGGCAGAAGTCGCGGCGTCCCAGCAGACTCCGGCTGACAAGTATCAGCACTACATCGCTGCCGCTGGTATCAAGCTGCTGCGCGACTCGATCAAGAATCTCAAAGCTCCGCGCACAGTTCGTGAGCTATCCGAGCTTGACCAGCTTATCCGTCGAAATCTTGGACTCAACTCCAAGAGTAGTGGTGGTCATAGCCGTATGGCCATCGACATTTCGATCCTCAACAACGGTCTGGCGGATAAAGGCAAAGGTTCCATCACCGCCATGAAAAAAGACGTCGTAGAGGCCGAAATCGTCGAAGGCGAAGAAAACTAGATTTTTTTCTTTGACCCCGAATCCTGTATCCCGTATCGGTTTCCTATGTTCCCTAGCCGAGTCCCTGAAATGGACCCCATTTTCCTCCGACGTGTGGACGATGGTTCGGACTTCCATTACGTGTCTCAAAAGGCTTCTGGACTGTGGTATCGAGTGACTCCTAATACGGCTCGCGAGGTATTCTATATTCAGTCATTACCAAGGGGTATACGCTTGCTGGTTCCGGCTGATGGGGACGGTTTACTGGTCCGCTCAGATTCGATACCAGTATGAAAAAGGATCAACACAAGACAAAACACCGTGAAGACAATACAGATCAGTTCCGAAGAAGGAGACTTTGAAATCAACGACGAGCTTATCGTCAAGTTACACAAAACAGACGACGGATGGAAGATCACGTTCTTCGTGGACGAGATGCCGTTCTTCTCAATGGGCTTGGACGAGCTACCTGAATTTGCTGACGCGATTAGTGTGTTTGATGAAAGAACTCGTCTATACTAACCAGCAACACAAACGATTCTCCGATGAACGTAGACGACCTACTGACACTACACGAAGACACGACCTCCGCCTGTCGAGCCATCATGCAACGCAAAAACAGCGACTACACAGGCGGCGAAACCGCCACTGATGCGCTTGCGAACTTCAAAACAGCGACAGCATTGGGCCTCCATCCGGTGACTGGACTGCTGTTGCGTATGCAAGACAAGCTGATGCGGGTGCGCTCGTTTGTTGCGGACGGTAAGCTGCGCGTTACTGGCGAGACTGTGGAAGACGCCTGTGACGACATGGTCAACTACGCGATTCTCTGTAAAGCGTTGCTGCGCGAGGAAGAGGGAGCCAAGATAGACGGATCGCCGTAGGTGGTCTAAGATCCCAAAATGTGATAGTAAACATTTTTTGCGGACGACCAAATGAACTGCGAACGCTGCAAAAACGGAACAACTCTGGAAGCGGGAGAGATCTGCCACCAATGTCAACGGCAGGAAGAGGGTCCAATTATGAGCAAACCTAAAATTGACTCGAAACGCTTGGATAAGTGGCAAGCAAACATTCTGCCGGTTCCATTTGCGGAACGCATGAAGATCAAAGCATCCTTGGCCGTATGTAGGAACCCGCTGTCTTTTTCCGAAACACTCCAACCGATTGAGGACGTGTTGCGAATACTAGCCAGCCAAGAAGGATGCGACGGAGAGCCGTATGACCAGATGATCCAAGCGGCAGACTATATCAAGCACCTAAAGCAGAACGCTTAATCGATGTCGTCAGACGACTCAACACCAACCAATGAAAGCAATGGGAGATAGCCCACGAAAAACAGCAGGAATTCGCCGACTTCTCGGCATAGAGGATCGACCATCCGCGCCTTATTGTCCCTTAAACGCCATGAAAGACACCCAAGACATGCCCGATGCGCTTCGCATCTTAGCAAATGAGATTGACGCCCCTGATTACATCCCTGCCATGTGCCTCCGTGATGCGGCAGAAATGATTGAGGATCTATTGGCGCAACGGGACAGCGACCGCCGGGAGGCTGAGGAGTTCCGCGACAACGTGCGTGTCAACCTAGAGCGGGGCCATGGTGCATTTTCTTGGGAGATCGCCGAAGTCTAGCCACGCCATGAAGAGACTCACGATTTCAACCTGCCACGCTGGATGGCGTTGGTTACGACGCCTTGTTCGCCGTTCCGATCCGTGGACATACGGCAGATACAAGAGCCTAAAGGCACGGAAGCATCGAGATGGGAGAATGGAGATTTGGGCAGAGAAAACCAACCCCGACCACTCGCTATGGATCGAGGCACACCCCGACCACTGAGGTAAATTTCAGGCGAACGCTGGTGATGACTCAGCCCGAAGGGATTGTGTCCATCATCCTTGTTCTCCCCTTTTAATTATGAACGCACAAGAAACAATAGACTATTGGATCGGCGCAACTGCCGCCCATGAAACAACCATTGCCAAGCTACTAGAGGAGCGAGCGAAACTTAAGCGTGAACGCGACCAAGCCCGCGCCGAGGCGATGAAATGGCGTGAACGGTGGGCTGATGATACGCCGCTTGAGGAGATCAACTGCACCCTCCCGCCGTGGATGCACAAATCCCCCGAGCGACTGAGGACAGGCACCGAGCGGAGCGAGGTTGACCCTGCTCCGCCTTGTTCGATTCCGAATTACCAAAAGACTATGACAACAGAAGAGACATGGATGGAAGAGGCTCGTCAGATCGCCGCACAATGCTGGCGTGACGAGGAAACGCAAGGTCGTGAAATGGATGTCGTCCTTGCGGAAGCGGTGGCGAAACGGATCGCGGCTTGGATGGAAACCGCCGCCCAGAACCAACGCAATACGAACTACTACCGTGGACTGCTGGAACGATGCGGAAGGGCGATTGGCGACCGTGCCTACACTCAGGACGACGGAGGGAGGAGCGAAGATGTCCTCTGCGCCAAGATCCCCGAGATTGTGGAAACCGATTACGTCAACGGGGGAGGCTAAGAATCGAACGCTGGTGATGACTCAGCGCGAAGCGATTGAGTCCATCATCCTTGTTATCCTTTTTTATTATGAGCATGACCCAAGAACAAATAAACGCAGACTTGTTCGATCAGGTGAAGAAGCTGCAAGACATCAAGCGGAGACACGAGGCCGAAGTAATTAAGATGGCTCAAGAAAACGACCATCTACGGGTAGAAATGGGCAAGGCCGCAGCAAGACTATACAAGCAAGCAAGGTCGAATGACGACTACATTGCGGCGGCCCACTTCAAGTCCCTTTCTTTGGATAACGCCGAGGATCAGGAGTCGCCATGAGTTGGAGTGCAGCATCATCAAGAATCTACGAGAAATTGAAAAAGGCAGGAATAGACCCAGATGCTCCCGTTGGCGATCTCTCTGCATCCGCTTGTTCGCTTTGTGGCGGCAAGGGGCATTACATGTATGACGAGAACCACGGGAAGCCGTGTGAGCAATGCTGCCCCCATGATCAAGGCTGGTGGAATCTGACCGAGCATCATGCCGGATTTGTTGAGGGTGGAGACAATCGTTGCTGCCGCGCCGGATGCGGGATGCTTTACCGAGATTTGAAAGCGAACTCCAAGCACACAGACCAGCCATGAGTGAACCATCGCAAACCGAAAAGGACATTGCTGCCGCCCTAAACCCGCCGAAAACCAACTGGACGACCGAGGCTGGTTCTCGTGCTGCGTCTTGTTATGCGACTTTTGAACAACCAACCAAAGAAACGAAATGCCAGAAGACATCTATGACAACGTGGAGGTGGAAAACGCCTTCTTCAATTACGACAACCCCGAGGGAGACGAACTCCAAGAGGGCGAGTGGGAGAAACGCTGCGACGAATGGCGAAAGTTCAAGGCTTACTTGGACGCCAAACGGATCGAAGCGCAATCAATCGCCGTTCCTGATGAGATTCCCAACGCATAGCGCTAAAGCTGAACCACGCCGAAAGGAAAACGATGAGTAACAGAAACGACGAAAAAAAGGCGTTGGCTCCCAGCGACTTATTCGCAACCGACAATCTCAAGCAGACGATTTACGATCACGGTGGATGCCGTATCTACTTCGAGAAGGACAGAGAGCGCAACCTGATCGCAGACGGATACCACACGGAAGACTTCGCCAAAGCATTGATGGAGTTCACCCGTAATTACTTTGCGAACGCCGAAGTCTGCGACCCGAAGGGTTCGCAGCACTGACTGGTCCGCATTGACTCTATCCGATGCTCTGCTATGTTGATCTCAACATGATAGTCGGCATCGATAATGGTCTTGACGGGGGTCTATGCGCCATCAGCGGGTTTGATGGGTCTATCATCGACAAGATCCGGATGCCCACACTGCATCGTAGCAAAAAACGTGAAGTTAATATCAAACAAGTCAACGACTGGCTCGTCGAACTACATACACCATTCGTGCTGGCTATCGAAGAGCCACTGGCACACGCGAAGAGTTCGCAAGCAGTTCGCTCAATGGCGATCTCATTTGGTAAGCTATTGGGTATGGCTGAGTCGCACGACTACGAAGTTTCCCGTGTGTCCGTCCACAAGTGGCAAAAAGCCATGCTGGGACGTACGCCGAAGGGCCAGACAAAAAAAGCCGCTTTTGATCTTGCATCCCAACTTGCACCAGATGAAAATTGGCTTGCCAACAAGCGTTGCCGAACACCACACGACGGCATGATCGACGCTTACCTTATTGCTACATACATCCGAAACAAATGAAATACGATCAACTAGTAAATACTGCCGTTAGTCTGATCCGCGAAGCCGCTGACAAATATGGGCTACTACCGAAGGACGTCCAAGATTTGGATAGGTATCGACGTAAGGACTACCATTGCCGTCGCGCACGCGCCGAAGTGATGCTAGCTCTGTCCGACATGGGTTACACCAATAAGGACATCGGTGCTATCTTCCAGCGTTCCTCGACCACTACCAGAAACCATATCCGTCAATTTGAATCCGTATGAGTCCGGAAGAGCTGGCGGAACATGCCTTGCAGTCTGTGTATTTGGCCAGCAAACGATGGAACGTCAGCCAGAAAGATATTGTCACCAAATACAGACTAGCCTCAACTCACCCAATTACTCGGGCAAAAGCAGACGTCGCGATTGACCTAAAGGGAAAGGGTTTTTTCTTGAAGGAAATCGCTGAAGTCATCAAGATCAAACGCGGCTCAATCGGGCCTGCAATCAAGAAACATCTATCACTATTATGAAAACCATAACCGAAATCGACATTGACGGCACCACCGTTGAGATCAAGAGCCGTCGTGACGACCGTCACCCATCTGGGTGGAGTGTCATCGCGTTCACACCAGAGCTGAGTATCCGTAGCGTGAAGTGTCACAGACCAGACGCACTCACTGCGTTCGCTGACGCTATCGTCGGATCTTGTATCGGGTCTGTTCCCGAAGAGTCAGACTCGACAATCAACGGGATGTGTCTGGAAGTCGAAAAGGCTATCAAGTCCATCATCGACTAATGGATACCATCAATTACATACTGGCCTTAATGATCATCTTCTCTTTAATTGCTATACTAGCATTAGCTGAATGATGGCACTGTGATCAACTTGAATTAAAAATGAAGACATTATTTCCGAAGCAGAAAGAAGCGCATGATTTTTTCGCTGACTGCCATCGCCGTAGCCCTCACCTCAATACTCTCGACACGTCGCACGTCGGCACTGGCAAGACAGTCGTGGCGAGCCATCTGGCGAAGTCACTGAACAGACCAGTTGCGGTCATCTGCCCGAAGGCCGTGATTCCGAGCTGGCAGCGTGAACTGCAAGAGAGCGGCATCGAACCACTGTTTGTAATCAACTACGAAAAGATACGCACTGGAAAGACCGAATGGCTCACGAAGCGTGGCAAGAAGATCATGACGTGGCACCTTCCGGAAGACACACTGCTGTTGGTCGATGAGTGCCATAAGATGGGTGGTGCTTACACACAGAATGCACAGATGCTCATCGCAGCTAAGAACGCTGGATGTCATCTACACTGTATGTCCGCTACAGCGGCGGAAGACCCTACACAGATGCGAGCATTAGGCTACGCTCTGGGCCTACACTCTCTCAACAAAGCGGAGGCACCGCTGCGTAGCTGGTATGGTTGGATGATGCAGAACGGATGCAGACAGAACGACTGGGGTGCGTGGGAGCTGCGCCACCGCAGCAAGCTGACTGACATCCGCGACACGATGTATGGATCATTCGCGAAGCGTCTGACGGTCGAGGACTTTCCGGATTCTTTCCGGCAGAACCGCGTGTTCGTTGAACCAATCGAGTTCGCAGACTCCAAGAAGATCGCCAAAGCATACAGTGATCTGGGCCTGACTCCTGACATCGTCCGACAGTACATTGAAGAAGGAACTGTGGAAGATAGTGACTTCGTGATCGTCAACATTCTTAGAGCCAGACAACTCGCTGAGTCATTCAAAGTGCGTGAGATGGTCGAGATGGCTGAAGACCTCTTAACAGAAAGCAACAGTGTTGTGCTGTTTGTGAACTTCCGCGAGACTGCTGATGCGTTATCGACGGCACTGAAGTGTGGGGCAATCGTCGGTGGTCAGAAAGCGGACGAGCGGCAGCAACTGATCGACGATTTCCAGTCCGACAAAACGCACGTTCTGGTCGTCAATATCTCTGCTGGTGGAACAGGAATCTCGCTCCACGACGTTAACGGCAACCGCCCCAGAGTTTCTCTGATTTCCCCATCTTTCAACGTGAAAGAATACATGCAGGCACTGGGCCGGATTCACCGCAACGGTGCAAAGAGTGACGCGCTCCAGAAGATTTTAGTTGCCAGTGACACTATTGAAGAGGTAGTCATGGACGCCATCGATAAAAAAACGGTAAATCTAAAGATGCTTCACGAATCCTGAATGAAACCTAACCAACCGAACAAATGACACAACCAAATCACTCAGCTCGCGGACACGCCGAGTTCTCGCCGTCCAGCCTTAAATATGTAGCTGCGTGCGCTGGCTACGAAGGTCGAGACGGAACCTCCACCGCCGCCGAGATGGGGACTCGTATCCATGAGGCGTTGGAAATCTTCGACCCCTCTGCTCTACACGACGAGGAAGAAATCGCAATCTACGAACAGATTGTCGAGATGGAGAAGGATTTCATGTCCAACTTCGGTCCCGTAAAAGAGGAGCTGAATGAGATTCAAGTAGATGTCAAACTCAACGGCACAGAGACGTGGGGAACCTGTGACCGCTTCCTGATTCTTGAATGCGATACACGAGCCGTGATGGCGGACTACAAGACCGGAATCTCGATCATTGACCCACCAGATAAGAACTGGCAGGCGAAAGCCTACACGGTCGGGGCATTCCAGCGTTATCCACAGATCGAGGAGATCACATTCGTCTTCTACGTTCCGCAGCACGACTCGTCGCCGCACCATACGTTCAAGCGTAACGATCTTCCAGAACTCATCGACGAACTGTCGAAGGTCATTCTGGCTGGCGAATCCATCAGACCGAAATGGAAGAACGCAAGCATCACTCTTGATGACTGCACACCTTCGCAGTATTGTCGCTTCTGTAAGCATGAAGACCATTGCCCATCACTGGGCGGTCTAGTCATAGACGTAGCGAAGAAACTGGATAGCAGTATTCCAGATGTAGACCCGAACAATCTAGACGATCCAGCTCGTGTCTCAGAACTCTACAACATCGCGAAGATCGTCGAGAACTGGTCATCGACCATTAAAGCCCGCGCTCTCGAAATGGCGAAAGACGGAGTAGAACTAGATGGACTCCGACTCAAGTCGATGGGCCGCACTCGTAAGATTGAGGACAACAATACGTTCATGAGTATCGCAGAGGAACACGGAATCGACATCCACACCCTTACTGAGCAAGCCAGTTTCCCACTCAGTAAGATCGCCAAACTCGTTGGTTCTCAGCACGAGAAGGGGGACCGACGAGAAAAACAACAGATTTTCCTTGATGCCTGCGAAGAAGCGGGCATCATCCGCCTGTCAGATGAGCGATTCACTCTGACAACCCAATAACCAATAAACACTACACAATACAGTGAGTAATAACGATACCGCAGTAGCGGAAGCCACCAATACCGCCGTCAGCACTAACGTGAGTCAGCCTTACTTCGACGCGGAAGACATCGACATCCCACGCATCAATCTGGTGCAGAAGATGTCGCAGATCGACGCCCCGACCGGAGCTATTGTCCTCGACAAGACCCACGTTCTGGCGGAAGCAGAAACCCCAATCGACGTGGTTGTCGTCGCCGCCCAGAAAGGCTGGCGCGAGAATATCCCGTTCGATGAAGAGGACGTTCCTCGGATCGCATGGTCCAAAGAACAGTCCGACGCAATCGAGATGGACTCTGATTACGACATGATCGAGTTCGCTGAGATTACGCTTCTGGTCAAGCAGCCGGAAGACAACGACGACGATGAGGCTTACCCGTTCCCAGTCGGGGACAGCAACTACGCAATGGGTAAGATCAACGTCAGCAAGAACGCATATCGTTCGACATTCAAGCGTCTAGCTACGTTCGCTGCATTCAACAAGTCCGTGCCTCTCAACAGCCGAACTTGGTCTCTGACCAGTGAGGTTCTGTCGAAGGGTAAATACACTTGGCACAACCCGTCCTTGAACATTACTAAGAACGAAACCGACGCCACCGTTATTGAATTCCTCAACAACTTCGGATCATGATCATTAACGACGAACTTAACTGCGAACAATTCGAGTCAGTGGATTACTTACACAAGCAGAAAATCTTGAAGACAGAGGTAGATATGCTGTCTGGACTCATCGCAGAGATGGAGGCTAGGTTGGAAGAGGTTACCACGAACCTCAACAAACTCACCGTTGTGCGGAGTGTATTGGAGGCTCAGATCGATCCCGAACTTGAATTGGGTCTGGATTCGGAATCCTAAACTAAAAACCAACAGCCCACCCCGATCTATTTTCCTATCGGGGTGGGCTTTTTTCTGCACATTTATGGAAACATATGCTTTGGACTTTGAGTCCTATTACTCTAAAGAATGCTCTATACGGACGTTGGGTCCACTAGGCTACTTCTCGCACCACGACTTTGACGCCTACTTAGTCTCAGTCGTTGGGGATAATGGATATGAATTTGTAGGACACCCGAAAGACTTCGACTGGTCGTTGCTGGAGAACAACAATGTTCTGAGCCATAACGCTAGTTTCGACGAAACACTTTACCTGTATGGGGTGACCCAAAACTGGTGGCCTGAAGTGAAGCCAGCTAACTGGTATTGCACCGCCGACATGGCGGCTTGCTGCGGTCTGGGTAGATCGTTGAAGAACGCGACGGCACAAGCATTCGATCTGGAAATCTCGAAAGAGACCCGTGGGGGAATGGCCAACAAGCGTTGGGAGAGTATGTCGGAGGACTTCAAGAAAGAGGTCACCGAATACGCTCTCAAAGACTCGGAACTCTGTCTACGTCTATGGCAAGCATACGAAAGTAAGTGGTCCCAGTTTGAGCGGGACGTCAGTCGGATCAATCGGACAATCGTCCAGCGTGGTCTTCCAATCAATACTGAGCTGCTTCGCGAGAATCTGGAGAAACTTAACAAACAACTCTTTGAAACGGAGTCCTCCATTCCGTGGGCTGGTGAGAAGCCTCTTCTTAGCCGGAAAGCATTCGACGAAGAATGCATCCGACTCGGTATCGAGCCGCCAGCATCTCTAGCGAAGACCGACACCGACGCTCAAGACTGGATTCGACGCTACGGCCACAAGTACAAGTGGATCGAAGCCGTCACTAATTGGCGACGAATCAATGCACTCAAGAAAAAGCTGGAGAGCTTCGACGCTGCGACGATGCCGGATAACCGATACTACGGAGGAATCCTTTACTTCGGAGCGGTCCACGGACGTTTCAGTGGTAGTGGTGGTAATCTCAACTTGCAGAACCTACCGCGAGACGAGATGTTCGGAGTCAACCTCCGTAACATGATCACCGCGCCGAAAGGCCGTAAGCTGGTCGTAGTCGATCTCTCACAGATCGAGGTCCGCACACTATGCTGGTTGGCTGATGATAAAGATACTCTAGAGGAGGTCCGCAAGTCGGATGACATCTACGAAGCGTTTGCGATTCGTTTCGGTCTGTGGTCTACCGAAAGAGGTGTCCTCAAAGAGAAGAGTCCAGAACTCCGACATCGCGTCAAGACGATGGCGTTGGGACTCGGATACGGTGCTGGTGTGGAGAAGTTCTCGTCTATTTCCGGAATGAGTATAGACGAAGCCACCGAAGCAGTGTCCCTCTATCGCGAGCGTCTCCACAAGATTCCCTCATACTGGCGAGACCTGAACATTGGTGTTCGGGCGTCTTACGACGTCCAATGCCCGTTTGCCATCGACCTGCCGTCTGGAAGATACATCAACTTTGGTCGCACGAAGTTGATGAAAACGGATCGTGGATCACAGCATGTGGCGATCATCAACAAACACGGTAAGAGGCAGCCCATCAAGCTGTGGGGCGGGATGCTCGCGGAATACGCCGCTAGTGGTCTGGCCAGAGACATCTTCTGTCACCACATGCTCGAAATCGAGAAAGCCGGTATTGACATCATCATGCACGTTCACGACGAGGTCGTAGTTGAGTGCGCTGAAGAAGACGCCCAGCACACACTGGACACCATCACAAAAATCATGAAAACTCCTCCGGATTGGATTAGCGACATTCCGCTCGATGCCGAAGGACAAATCCTCGACTACTACAAAAAATGACATATCGATATATTCGTAATCTGCGCGATTCTAAGACTAATAAAAGTAGCGACCTCAGTAAAATCACTAAGACGCCACCCTCCTTCAAGTCGAAGGCTGACTTCCGTCAATGGTGCGCGGACAACAAGACCGATCACGTCTTCTACAGCGCATGTGAGGGCCGCGCCCCATCGAAGAGGGTCAGCAACGATAATCCAGTCAACAAGATCTACGGTGTCGTAGCGGACTACGACGCAGCGGTTGACTGGAAAACGCTGGATGACGATCTGGAAGCTCGTTGCGGTGCCAACAAACCGACGTGGCGTAGCCAGACTCAATCTGGATACATGCGTCTGGTATGGGAGTTCGACACACCGATCCCGATTGCGCCAGAGCTTTACGACACGTTCATGAAGCACCTGTCGAAGACGCTGAAGTTGGAGCGTCTGTTCGCTGGGTTTGATACGACATCACTGAGAGCAAATCAGTATTTCGAGCTAGGCAGCAACTGGCAAAAAGTTAACGGACCACTGGACGTCAACGTAGTCAGCACTTCGCTCGCCAAAGCCGCTGCCGAGAAGCCGCCGCAGTCTAGTGATACCAATATCCCGATTGACGTTGTTGCAGACGAAGTCGAATCCCGATTCCCGAATCGGTGGGTCGGGGACTTTGAAGTAGGCTCACGGGGTCCACTGTTCTGGATCGACGACGGGATTGACCGTGACGGCTGTCAGGTTGTGGAAGACGGTATCGTCTGCTACAGCGACCGAGCAGGTAAAGGGTTCATGTCGTGGGGGGAGATCTTCGGCAAATCCTTCGTGAAGGACTACGAGACGAAGAAGCTCTCGACTCTGCTCGACGAATACTGGTTCAACGGCAAGTATTTCTTCAAGCTGCTCTTTGAGAGTGCCGTGACGATTCCGAAGGACCAACTCGTTCTGGAGTTGCGCCAAGCTGGATTCTCCATCAAACCGAAGAAGGGCCAGCCGCTTACTGAGGTGGAGGCTGCTCTCCTCACCATATCCAACCAGAATCGGATCGACGAGATCGCTCCAGTAGTGTTCTCCAGTGATCGCGTGGTCAACTACAACGGTAACCGGATTCTCAACTGCGCCAACAACACCCCAGTAGATGCGGAGTCTGACGGCGACCCGAAGTATTGGCCTTTCCTGCACCGCTGGCTCAATCAGCTATTCGTGAACAGTGGGGATATACCAACCATCGAATACTTCTATGCTTGGCTTAAACGCTTTTACGAAGCAGCGAGCGAGCGAAGGTTCCATCAGGGGCAGGCATTGCTGCTGGTGGGTCCGACTGGTCGGGGCAAGTCTCTGTTGTCTAACCATGTGGTCGGTGGACTTGTCGGCGGATTCGCTGACGCCAGCGATTACTTGAGTGGTAAGACGACATTCAACAAGGATCTGGGTCGCGTGGCTGCGTGGGTCATCGACGATACGACGTCGGCTGCATCATTTCAGGATCAGCGGAAGGCGACTGAGCTGCTCAAACGGGCTGTCGCCAACCCCCGTGTCGAGTATCAAGCGAAGTATGCCGACTCCTTGTCGGTGCCGTGGACTGGCCGAGTGGTGCTGTCCTTGAACATGGACGCCAATTCTCTGTCGGTGATTCCGTCTCTGGACAGTTCCAATCGAGACAAGATTCTAGCGTTCAAGATTTCTGATCAGTCTACTACAGACTTTCCAGATAACCAGACGCTAGAAGCATTGATCGCAAGTGAGCTGCCCCACTTCGCCCGTTTCTTGATCGACCACAAACCGTCTCCGAAAGTGTCGTGTGGTGGTCGGTTCGGTGTCAGGAGCTTCATCGACGCGACGGTCGCAGACGCTGCCTACGACAACTCCAGCCGCAGCTCGATTGCGGAGCTAGTGGAGTTCTTTGTGAAGCGTTGCCGCGAGTTGAACAGTGAGTTGGAATCATGGCGCGGAACCCTGACTGAGTTCCAAGTAGCGGTCCACGACTTCAACAACGGACGAAACGTCGGTATGAGTTCCAATCTGGAATTCGTAAGGCGTGGGATGGCGACGATGGAAGAGGCTGGCGCAGTCAATGATCGTATCCGACCAGTGCGTTCCATCGGTCACGGAGGTGGAAAGATCTGGGAAATCGATCTACACACGAAATTCGACATCGACTCCGGACTCACAAAGAGTCCGGACGCCTCGTAGCGCGATAAGGCAGGCAGTAGCAGTCTGAGTAGAGGGCGAAACCGAAATCATCGGTTTCGCCCTTTTTCTTCCAGTATTTAGGCTTTTTAACACCCTTACCAGTGGCCCAACCACATAACCATACCTTGGTGAGGTTCTTGTGGACTCTGGCAAAGAAGTATATGTCAGCCGGAACCGAGCCATCCTTCTTCGGCAAGACCATTGCGTTGTAGTGCAGCATGGGGCGTCCGGTGCAGGCTTTTGCCTTCACATCGATGGTCTTTCCATCCAGAACGTAGTCGTGGGTGAATGATTTATCGCCGACGTATTCAGCTTTTGGAAAAGTCCGCTCAAAAGCAATCTCCGCCAGAAAGCCCGTCATGTTTCCTGCACCCCGTGTGAGCGAGGACTGCAACACCCCCAATTTCTTGGATCTCCCGAAGGCTTCAGCTACATCTTTCTCAGTGGGGCGATAGATCGTAAAACGGCTCATGATAAACGCTTCAGTAAGCGGTCATATGCTGGCCAAAAAACCTCATCAACGCAGCGGACGACGGCTTCCTGTTCGTATCGTTCACAAAAACCTACACCGCTCAGGAGCAGACTAGCCTCTAGTAGCTCGTGCCGCAGTGTCGTGTGGTAGTCGGTTTCGTTGAGATTTGAGTCAAGAAAGATTGTTTTCGCGTCATGCGCGTAGTAACCGAAGTCCTCACCATCGAGATCGCGGTGAACGACCTTCACACGGTGTCCGGCTACCATTAAGGACTTGATCATGTTTTCTTTCTAGCTTTCTGGAGAGCGGCACGACGACCGCGATAGCGTGCAGTCTTCTCTGCAATCTTCTTCGGCTGTTTGACGAACTGCTTTCCGGAACGCATACCTTCCCGCTTCTTCGCGGAAGTCCGCGCATACTCTTCGTCCGTCAGTGCCTCACGCGCAGCCTTCGGCAAATACCGTTCTCCAGTCTTCAGAGAAGGTTTGCCAGATTTCGTCCCCCACTTTTCTTTCGTCCAGCGGTCGAGCGATTGTTGTGGTGCGCGTTTGGCCATCAGTAACCTCCGGTTTTTTTGCGGATGAGCCTCTTGACCCGTTTCTTCGTTGACGGCTTCGTATGGCTGTAACCCTTTTTCTTCATGGCAAGGTGCTGCTCATAAGTGTTGGCTTTGTAGCCCTTACCGCTCTTGTCATACATAGTGTGTGGTTTGAAGTCCTTTTCCATATTTCTGTGAGGTTAGTTTCTATAGCCGCCTCCGGCTTTCTTGTATCGCGCTGCCAGTAATTGTGCCTTTCGAGCGGACCATTGCCCAGCTCTGCCGCCTTTGGTTCCGGCCTTGATCTCGTTGAACAAGCGTTTACGCATGGTTGGCTTTGTGTAGTTGCCCGCTTCGTTGACTCTGGATTTTGGCTTTTTCATGTGTGAGAGCGGTTACGGGATTTACTCATTACACGGAGGTTCGACGGACGGTTATCAGTGGGGTCACCATTCTTGTGGTCTACGTCTTTACCAGCTAGTGCCTTCTTTCCGAGCTTCTTCTCCATGAGACGACGCGCAAGAACACGACTAGACCGCCGCTTCCGTTGCTCTGGTCGGCTGTGGTAGTTGTCGTATTCTTTGCGGTAATTTCTCATAGTAGTGGCTCTTTTCTCATCAGTCCCGTCTCTACGGCTTTTTCAAAAGTCGCTCCACGGGCGGCTTCTGTGTTCAACACCTTGGAGAGATTCTCCATACGGGTAGCGACACCACTACCTGATTTCTTGGCAGCGCGGTATTCGTCATTGTCCAGAAACTCGGTGGCGGCTTCTGCCAG